TACACTTTGGCAACCGCTAGTTTATACTGCAAGCAGCAATGCTCCAACAGCATTAGCAGAAGACGGTGCACTATGGTACAGCAGTGTTGTAGACGAAGTTGATCTAATGGTACATAACGGAACCAAGTGGGTAGGTGTGTTACATACAGATTCACAATATTACAATGCTGATAGCACATTGGCACCAGATCCAGAAGGTCCAATCGTTAGTGCTACAGAGCCAGAAAATGGTGATCGTTCGGATGGCGGTAACTTGGTAACTGGTGACATTTGGATTAGCACAGCAGACTTAGAAAACTATCCAGGCATTTACATGTGGAATGCTGTATTAGGTTCATGGGTAGAAATTGACAAAACAGATCAAACAACCGAAAATGGCGTACTATTTGCAGATGCACGTTGGGCAGATGCAGGTGCAGACTCAGATGCAGCAAGCATTGAAGATCTACTGGTAAGCGATTATGTTGATCCAGATTGTCCAGATCCAGCACTATATCCAAAAGGTATGTTATTGTGGAACACACGTAGAAGTGGTTTCAATGTAAAACGTTTTGAACGTAACTATATTGACTTAACAGACGATAATGAACGTTTTGGAGATCAAGATATGGCTGCTTATTATCCACATCGTTGGGTAACAGCATCTACTAACAATGCAGATGGTTCAGGTAGCTTTGGACGTAATGCACAACGTAAAGTTGTTATTAATGCATTACAAAGTCTTGTAAGTTCTAACCAAGACATTAGAGATGACGAAACACGTACATTTAATTTGATTTCTACTCCTGGTTATCCAGAGTTAATTGGTGAAATGATCACACTAAACTTTGACAGAGGCTTAACAGCATTTGTTGTAGGTGACTCACCAATGAGATTGACACCAGATGCAACTAGCTTAGGTGACTGGGCATCTAACGTTGCAGTAGCAGTAGAAGATAATGACAATGGTCTTGTAACAAGCGACGAATACTTAGGTGTATATTACCCAAGTGGTTATACAAGCGACAATGCAGGAAACAATGTAGTTGTACCAGCATCGCATATGGTATTACGTACATTTGCACTTAACGACCAAGTTGCTTATCCATGGTTTGCACCAGCAGGTACAAGACGTGGTGGCGTAACTAATGCATCAAGTGTAGGTTATCTAAATAGCGAAGGCGAATTTACTTCTACAGCATTGAACGAAGGACAAAGAGATGTGCTTTACAGCAATAACGTAAACCCAATTACGTTCTTGAATGGAGCAGGATTAGTAATCTTTGGACAAAAAACTCGTGCAAGAAATGCAAGTGCACTAGATAGAGTAAATGTAGCAAGATTAGTTGTATACTTACGTAGTCAACTTTCAAAACTTGCAAAACCATATCTATTTGAGCCAAATGACAAAATCACACGTGACGAAATCAAACAGGCAGTAGAAACTCTACTTGTTGAACTAGTAGGACTAAGAGCACTATATGACTTCTTAGTAGTATGTGATGAAACAAACAACACACCTGCTAGAATTGACAGAAACGAGTTGTATGTAGATATTGCAATTGAACCAGTAAAAGCAATTGAATTTATTTACATTCCACTACGTATTAAAAACACAGGAGAGATTGCAGGTCTTTAAAAATATGGGGTCGGCGAAAGTCGGCCCTAAATAGATAAATACTTGTGTATTAAGGAGAACATATATGTCAATCTCAACATTAACAAAGATTTCAGTACCATTAGCAAGCGATAGCAGCGCAAGCAACCAAACATTGCTAATGCCAAAATTACAATATCGTTTCCGTGTTACACTAGAAAACTTTGGTGTTTCGGCAGAAACAAACGAACTTACAAAACAAGTTGTTGAAGCAACTCGTCCAACCGTAAGTTTTGATCCTATGACACTAGATATTTACAACTCAAAAGTATATCTAGCAGGTAAGCACACATGGGACACGGTAACATTATCATTACGTGATGATGTAACTGGAAAAGTTCAAAAACTAGTTGGTGAGCAACTACAGAAACAATTTGATTTCTTTGAACAATCAAGTGCAGCATCAGGTCTTGATTATAAATTCACACAAAAGATTGAAATATTAGATGGCGGCAATGGTGCTAATGAAGTAGGAGTTCTTGAAACTTGGGAACTATATGGCTGCTTCTTAACAAATGTTGATTATGGTACATTGAACTATGCAAACAACGATGCAGTGCAGGTTGCACTAACTATACAATATGACAACGCAATTCAAGTAGGAGAAGGCGTTGGTAGCTCTAACGTAGCAAGAAACGTAAGCACATCTACAACAGGTGGCGGTTCTTAATAACCTTTTTTGAGATTGACTACAAAGGAGCATTTTATATGCTCCTTTTTTTTATGATAAATATAATATGGCATGGCAAAACGAATATTTTGATAACTTATCATCACTAGGTAAAGTCAAAGGTAACTTAGGTGACTTTGCTCACGCTAGTGCTACCTTCTTACGAAATAATCATAGATTAGCACCAAAATTTAAATTTTTATTTCATGTTAACTTTAGTATAAATCCGCAAGCATTAGTTGGTTTGAATGATTATTTAAAAGTAACAGAATTTAATTTACTTGTAGAAAGTGCACAACTACCTAGCTTTACTTTAGATACAGAAACACTAAACATGTACAATAAAAAACGTATTGTACAAACTAAAATAAATTATGAGCCTGTAGAAATTGTATTTCATGATGACATGGCAGGGTTGACTTCTTTGCTTTGGGAAACATATTATAGGTACTATTTTCAAGATGGTACATACACATCATTAAATTCTGATGGAAGCACTAATAATAATCCTAGAGCATACCAAAACAATCCAGTTAGAAATATACCTCGTTCTTTTAACTATAGATATGGTTTAGATAAAGGTAACAATACACCTAATGTGCCATTTTTTAATAGTATTACAATCAATCAATTACATACAATTGATACAAATAGAAAACATACTTCTATAACTTTGTTAAATCCAATGATACAAACCTTTTCACATGATAGAGTTGAATACGGTGCAAACGATTTTATGAAAAATACAATGCGAGTTGAATACGAATCTGTGATTTATGGTAGAAATGACACTAGAGAAGATTCGCCATCTGGTTTTGCAAATGTTGCTCATTATGATAAACAGCCTAGTCCACTTGGAACAAGTGCTCCTGGTAATGGACTTGACTTATCATGGAGTATATTATTCAACGGACAATCTGTAGATAGTAACTTTTTCTTTTTGAACAATAGATTGCAAATTACAGATAGATTAGAATTACCTAATGTAGATAATATAGCTTCTGATCCAGAAGGTAACAACTTAATAAATGATATTATAAGTACATTAGTGTTTGGAGTAACAAATAATTCATTTCCAACAAATCAAAATGGAGAAACTGAAATAAATGCACAAGTATATCAAACAGCTTTGATTGAAAATTCAAATAACAATAGAGCTCAAAGATATGTGCAATTATTGTCTAATCAACAACTATTAGACGATACTTCTTTTGCTACGGTTTATAGAGAAGAATTGTTAGCAGATGGATATTCGGGAGATTTTAATAGTCAAAAAGCAAGTTGGGATAGTTTATCAAGGTCTGCAAAAAACACATATAATCAAAAGGTGTTAAACGCATTATGAGTGGAATAGAAAATATTAAAAAGAAAGATCTTGTAAAAAGATTCTTTGACAATTACAATAGTAAAGATATTAATTTCAATGCAAACGAAGTTGATGCTACTATAGGATTTTTTATTAATAGAGATTTTGATAATTCTAGCGCAATTAATATCAGCAGCATATTGTTACAACAGGCCAAAAAAGATAAAGTAGATATATACCAATTACTAGATACATTAAAAGGAGTTGACGAAATTCAACTTAGTACTATTGTTGCTAAAATAATGAATAGCAATAGAAGTAATTTAAGTTTACTTGGTTTAAAAAGAAACTTAGAAAAAAATACAACAGAATCTCGTAACATAGTTTATTAATGGCAAAATATGCACAAGGAAAATACACACTCAAAAATCCTGAAAAATATGTAGGAGGTAGAAATCCTACATATAGAAGCAGCTGGGAATTTGCTTTTATGCGTTTTTGTGATATGAATGAAAATGTAAGTAAATGGGCAAGCGAAGCTGTTAAAATTCCATATAGAAATCCATTTACAGGAAAGTACACAATTTATGTTCCTGACTTTTTTATAGTTTATGAAGACAAAAATGGAAAACAAAATGTTGAATTAATTGAGATAAAACCTGCAAATCAAACATTCAAAGAAAACTTAGGACGTAATAGAAACAATCAAGCACACTATGTATTAAATCAAGCAAAATGGGCAGCAGCTAATGCATGGTGTAAACAGCAGGGCATCAAATTTAGAGTTATTAATGAGGGAGATATATTTCATCAAGGAAAAAGAAAATGAGTTTAGATTGCTGGTATTTACACAACGGCATATATATGGATCATACAATAGAAGGTTATCGTGTATTACCATGTTGCCAATACGAACATACTGAGGATTTTCATAGTGTAAAAGATCCTGCTGATATACATAATCATTTTTTTATAGAAAACATTAAAAAAGATTTTGCTAATGGAATAAAACACAAAGGTTGTAATCTATGTTGGGAAAATGAAAGACTAGGTATTCCATCCAAAAGGTTAGATACAGAAAAAGGTGTAGTTTTTCAAGGAAAATATCAAAATTGGGATTTACGTCCAAGCAACATTTGTAATTTAAAATGCACTATGTGTCAACCACAATGTAGCACTAAATGGTATGAAGATATAGATATTTTTTATAAACACAGAGGTGGTATAGATATAATTGAAACTATCAGAAATAAAGGTGAGTTTGATTGGGATTTTGTAAAAAAACATGCACCAAATAATGCATACAAAATATATATTGCCGGGGGTGAACCTTTGTATGATAAAAAAGTATATAATTTTGTTGAATATTTAAGTGAATTCGAATGGAATAGAAAAAATACAAGATTACTTTTTAACACAAATGGTGTAAGTTACACAGGAAAATGGAAAAAAGTATTAAATAAGTTTTTTACAAAACCTTCATTTATTACAAGTGTAGACGGTATTGGAG